GCTCAAGATCGCGGGGGTGCTGGCTGTTATAGGACCGCTTGTTACTGCATTCGGAGCTGTGGCGACGGTGGTTGGGGCAGTGCTATCACCGATTGGCCTCGTAATTGCAGCAATTGCACTTCTCGCCGCTGCTTGGATAGGCAACTGGGGAGATATCCAAGACAAAGTGCGGGCAGTCATTGATTGGATAGCGCCCAAGATTCAATCGTTTGTAGATACGATAAAAGCACTATGGACAGCCCACGGGGATGACATAAAGGGCAAAGCGAATGAGACCTGGACGGGTATCCTCAATGCCGTCAGGGGTGCTATCGAGTGGATAGCGCCCAAGATTCAGTGGTTTATAGATACTATCGGTGGCTGGTGGCGGGAGCACGGGGATGCTGTAAAAGAGATCGTGCGCATCCTATGGGATAAGATCAAAACTCTATTTGTGACTACCATCGGGGATATTCAGACAAAAGTGCAAACATTTTTGGCGGCTATCAAGCGATGGTGGGAAGTCCATGGCGAGACCGTGATGACGGTTGTGGATTTAATATGGGATACTATCAAAACCACATTTGAAACCGTTATTGGAGTTATTGGAGGCATCGTACAGGCATTCCTAGCGCTCCTAAAGGGCGATTGGACTACGTTTGGTGAAGAGATACGTGGCATTGTAGACACGATCTGGACGGGGATCAAGAAGGTATTTGAGAATTATATCGCCATAATTACGACTGTTGTTGGTGCAATTATCACCAGCGTAAAAGAGAAATTCACAGATACAGACTGGAAACAGGTGGGGCATAATGTCATCGAGGGCATCAAAAAGGGAATTGAGGGAGGCATTGAAGCCATCAAAAACGCGGCCAGAAAAGTAGCCGAAGCGGCTCTTGCCGCCGCCAAAGGCTTTTTGGGTATTTCATCCCCCTCGAAAGTCTTTGCCGAGATGGGCTTGCAGATCATGGCAGGATGGGCCAAGGGCATCGACATGGGCGAGGCCAAGGTGCTGCAAAAGATCAGCAAGAGCGTCGCAAAGATCATTGATGCTTTCTCTGTACTGACAAAGCTTAGCGTGGGCACTGCCCCTAATGCGGCGGGGTTCAAGGCATATCTAGGACAGTTTCGCATTATGATAGACGCGATGATCACCATGCTGGATGAGCTTGAGCGTGTCGTGGGTTACAAGCGACTCAAGGTTCTGCAAAAGGACTCGCGCAAAATCCAGAAGATGTTCGAGGCAGTTATTCAAGATTTCTCTGCCATCAAACTCTACGATCTGCCAGATATGGGAACGTGGCGAGCACAGTTTCTATTGGTGGCCACTAACGTTATTCAGGCAATTCAATCCCTGGCGACAACGTTCTCCTCGACTGGTTTAGCGGCGGCAGCGGAGGCATCATCGGCGATCTCCAGTATTATGGGTATCGTGCGTTCTGTCGTGGATTCGATAACCGCGATCAGTGACTATGAGCCGATTGCATCCGTCAAAGACAAGATCGCCAATGCCTGTGATCGCCTAAAAGAGATCGTGCCCGCGCTGCAAGGAGTTGCGAGACAGTTTGAGCTTGAAGGATTGACGGCGGCCGCGGGATTGCTGGCTGCAATCAGTCAAATAGTCGGCGTAATCAGGCCCGCCGTAGATGCATTGACAGCACTCGCAGACTATAAACCGATTCAATATGTGCGGGGACGCATAGAATCTCTAGTGCACGATCTTTCGTTGATCATTCCTGCGCTAGTAACCCTCGCGGGCAAATTCGAGCTTGAAGGCATCGAGGCGGCATCGGCATTTGCAAGGGCGGCTGGGGGCACTGTGTCTATCATCAAGCCCGCCGTAGATGCATTGATAGCACTCGCAGATTATGAGCCGATACAATATGTACGGGGGCGCATGGCATCTCTCGCGCAAGACCTCGCGCAGATCATCCCAGAGCTTCAAGCGCTTGCATCTAAGTTCAAAATCGAGGGCATCGAGGCCGCCTCGGCCTTTTCACAGGCGGCCAGTGGCATCTTTGGCATCATTGGTCCAGGCATCCAGGCAGTACTCGCCTTGCTGGCCTATGAGGGCACGACCAACATTAAAGACAGGGCTGAAAACCTACGCGACCGTTTGGCCGAGATCATCACCGCGATCAGCAACATAGCGGGAGACTTTGCCATTGAGGGGCTCGAACAAGCAGCGGCGTTTGCTGCAGCAGCCACCACCATTATCGGCATCGTATCCCCAACGATTCAGGCGCTCATAGACCTGCTCAAATATGAGGGTGGCGATGTTCCGGCAGCGCTGGCACTTTTCAGAGCAGATCTGAATATCCTGCTCACTGGCCTAAGTGATATAGGGCGCGATTTGTCGGATGAGGGGCTTGCAGATGCCATCGTATTCCGCGATGCGGCCGAGGACGTAAAAACCGCAATTACAGCGGGGCTAGATTCTATCAGCGCCATAGAGACGGCGGCGGGAGTTGGTGAAGGCGCGACATCTGTATTAACACTATTTGCCGATTCAGTGCAAACCAATTTATCACGGGCCGTTACACATATCTCGGATGCCCTGAGTGATATTCAGATCATATTTGGCACGGCGCTGCAAACGCTGCCACGCCAGGCATACAATCTCGGTGCCCAGATCGGGCGAGAACTAGCACGCGGATTCGCTGTATCAACAGGTGGACTGAATCTGCAAGCTGTGACAGCGGGCGGGGGCGGTGGGGGCGGTGGGACGCAGATCACGAATAACTATAATCTACAAGCCGTCTATCCGAGGTATCAAGATGAGATGGTCCTTAGTAATTATGTAGCCGCGCTGAGGTTGGCATCATGACCGCGCATTTTTGGATCAAGGACGTGTGGAGCACAAAGCTAGAGCTGACATCGGATTACAGCGTCCATACCGTGCAGGGGCTGGGCCTGCTAGAGCCACAGTATACGATGCGGGCGGGCCCCCAGCAGCAGGGCGTCTCGATCATCAATGCGCGGCATGGGGCACGGTTCATCACGTTCAACTATTCGCTGGTGTCAGCAGACAGAGCGACGCGCTGGACAGACCGGACAGAGCTGCCCGACATGCTGGCAAATCTAGAGGAGGATGCCGTCTTTGGCATCACTTATGACGATGCGACGGAGCGCCAGCTAGATGTGCGCTTTGCCGGTGGCCTAACACTCCCCTACGACGCGAAGAACGGGCCGCGGCTTACCAGGGATGTGTGCATCCTCATAGCACGCAACCCATACTGGTACAACCCAATCCCGGTTATCTATCCCTATGCCGTGGGCGGCGGTAGTGGGAGTTACGAATTCCCTCTCACTTTCCCCATTGACTTTGGGGCATCTACCATTGATGCCAGCGAGACGAAGCGCTACAACGGGACAGCGCCAGAGTATCCTGTTATCGAGATCACGGGGCCCGCGGCAAACCTCGTTATCACGAATGAATCCACAGGTGACAAGCTGGACTTTACAGGGCACACGATCAATGCAAGCGAGGTTGTCACGATCAACCTGGCGGCGGGGTACAAGACGGTTACAAGTTCTACAAGCAATACAGACATAGCAGATTTAACCAGCGATAGTGATCTCATCACCTGGCACATGGCGCCCGAGAGCGAGGTCATTAACGGGGATAACGTGATCCACGTCGAATGTAGCGCGGCGACAGGATCGACCAAGATCGTATTCACGCTTTATGAACGATACCTAGCAATCTAGGAGGCTATTATGAGTGAGTGGAGTATGCCCTTTGCAGACCAAGACCCCGATGACGAGGATGGACGGCCATATACCGACGCGGAAATCAGACAGATGCACCGCGCGCTATTCTTGCAAGACGACGAGGCAAACGCCTTCCTGCTAGAGGGGGCGGGTAACGAAATGGCTGTCACAGCGCCATCGGCGAACACGATCCGCGTCAATACCGGCGCGGCGACTGTAGACGGCTTTTTCTACATCAACGATGCTTCCAATGATTTGTCGGCAAACAGCGCGGCGGCGGGACAGTCCAGGCGTGACCGCGTGATTATCAAGGCGGATTGGGCAGCGTTCAAATGCCGCCTGGCACTCAAAGAGGGCACGACTAGCACGGTACCAAGTCTGACACAAACGCGCAACACGGTCTGGGAGATGTCCCTTGCCTGGTATGACATAGACGACGCGGGCGCAATCACGAACCTGACAAGCGAAGTGACCGACGCCTCAATGGCGCACTTTGCGACACGCGTGAGCTCTGACATGATTGACGGAAAAGCCGTAACAGCAGCCAAGCTGGCAGCGGATGTTGCAGGGGATGGGCTAGAGGGAGCAGATGGCTCTGCGCTTGCGGTCAAGGTAGATGGCAGCACTATTGAGATCAGCGGCGATACGCTAAAGGTCGTGGGGGGCGAAGCAAGCATTCGCATCATAGGCGAAATTACACAGAACGCTGCCGCCACGCTGGGCGGCTCTGATGGGCGGCGCATGGTCGTTAGCGGCACGACCTATGAGTCGTGGGTACACTGCGACGGTGGGGCAAGCGTGAACGGCGTGACCATCCCCGATATACAGGATAGAGTAATCGCAGGGGCTAGTGGAAGCCACGCAACAGGCACGACCGGCGGAGCGGACGCTGCAGACCTGACGCACAACCACGGCGCGACAGGGCTGAGCATGACAACGGTGGGGAATCACAGGCATGGATGGGATACGCCCATAGATGTGATGGACGGGACAGATCATTCCGTAGCGCATATTGGGGGGGATACTACATACGCTGGCGACCACTACCATACCATGCAGGGCCAGACCGCAAATCAATCGGGCCAAAGCGCCGTCGATATTCGGCAAAAGACTATCTATCTCTACACGTTCATCTATGTTGGAACATAAGCATGATCTCATGGCGCATCGATCTCTACAACGAAGCTGGCGCGCATGTGCAAATCATCGATACACACGCCGAGTTAGGCGCGCCTGAATTCAGCTTTGTCTCTGAGGTCAACGGCGTTGGCGCTTTTGCCATGACGATGGACGCAAAAGCGCCAAAGCTGGCCGACGTAGAGCAAGACGGGCAGGTCGAATTCTGGTGGCGGGACGATGAATACTCGATAGATTGGCGCAAGGAATTCGAGGGATTCATGCGGGCCAAGCACCACAACTACAGCGCTGAGAAAGGCCATCAGGTTACGATAACGGGGTATAGCTACAATGACCTATTGCGGCGGGCCATTGTAGATGCTGCGGCTGGCAGTGCGGCGGCGAATAAAGACGGCGTTGCAGAGACGGTTATCAAGGCATACGTGAACGAGAATATCGGCCCAGGGGCAGGGGCGCGGGCGCGCTCTGGCCTGACGATAGAGGCGGATGGCGCCAATGGCAATAGTGACCACTGGACAGAGCCGAGCAAGAACCTGCTCGATGTTTGCCAGAGAATAGCGCGGATCGGCGGCGGGGACTTTGCCATTGTGGGCAATGGCACGGCCGCTTTTCAGTTCAAGTGGTATGACGGGCAATATGGAACCGACCGGAGATCAACTGTCATATTCAGCATTGAACGGGGCAACCTCGACAACGTGCAATGGGATGAATGGGGCGATGATACCAACGCCGTGATGATATTGGGACAGGGGAGGCAAGATGATCGTTACCGCACCTGGTATACTGATGCGACACGCATAGCAGAAACGACCTGGAACAGACACGAGGCCGCCAGGGATTGCAGGGACGTAGCCGATACCGACGTATACCAGAGCCGTGCCGATGAGTGGCTAGAGGAGGGGCGGCCCAAGCAGAATGTGCAGCTTGAAGTTGTGCAGCTCCCGGGGTGCGCTTACGGCAAGCACTACTTTTTGGGCGATTTGGTCACGATGCACCTTGGCGGCACGGACTATGACAAGAAAATGGTCGCCGTAACGTTCAAGACAGATACTAAGGGGACGAAAATCATACCGGAGTGGGAAGACTATGCCTAACGTAAATCTGCAAGATCCCGTTTTGGCGCAGATGTGGAATGAGATTAGGGCGCTTAGAAGCGAGCTGAACCTGCTGCGCGGTGGTGAGTACATTGCCGAGAGTGGCACGACGCAGGCTATCCAAGGCCACGCGGTGCAGGATCACGCGCCGGAGGATGGGGAGGGCCTGTTCTGGGTAGCGGGGAATAGCCAGTATGAGCCGAGCGCGCCGCCGCTCATCGGGTGTCGCTTGCGGAACAGTGCAGATGAAGCAACGGTGAACAACACCCTGGAATATCTTGACTTTGATACTGAGAGCTACGATACCGACGGGATGCACGAGGGGGTCACGAACCCCAGCCGTATCACGATCAAGACAGCAGGGGTCTATGCGTTTGGGGCTGTAGTAAAATGGGAGGCAAATGCTACTGGCCAACGACTGGTGCTGCTATACATGAATAGAACTACACTGATTGATGTGGATGAGCGAGATGCGACTCCTAATGGAAGGCCCTCATATCTCAGGATTGCCTCCACACGCGAGTTTGCTGTAACCGATTACATTGAGGTGCGTGTTCGGCAAACGTCAGGGGGGGATCTCAATGTGGAGTCAGCTAGTGACTACGCCCCCGTCTTCTGGGCATACAAGATCGGCGACCCAACGTGACATGCTCTCGTGCCCTTCTCATCCTGGCCCTGTTGCTCATCTGCGTGACGATCAGCGGGGCGGGCGGTGCACCCAAAGCGGGGGCAATCGCACCCAAAAGCGATACATGGCTGTACGGATCAGCACAAACAGCCGACGGCGTAAACGGCCAGCGGCCGCAGGCTGTGGCAGGCGTGACGGTCTCGCGCCAGAGTCGCACAAGCACGACAAACATCTCGGGCTCATGGGGCTTCTACTGGCCGCTGGCGGGCAACCAAGTATACATATTGGATATACAACTACCCGAAGGCTACATGATGACAGACGTGCAAGGGCCAGGGGTGACGGCCTGGGGCCAAGATAGCCTCACGTTTCAGACGGGTATAGTGGGGCAATTACAGGGGCCA